ACCAGTGTGCCTTCACCTGATGCACCCAGAGTCACATCAGCAGTCACTACACCAGTCCACGCTACGTTAGCACCAGTGGCACTGACCATAGGCTGACGAGTAGCCAGATTCAGACGGTTGACGCTTGCGATAGTTACCAGTTCACCAGCCTTCACAACCATGTTGGCTTGGAAAGCAGTAACAGCCAGCGACTGAGTCATTGTGTCTTTCGCAGTGACATAGGTTGCGTCAGGAGCAGATGACAGCGTACCAGCACGATCCGCACCAGAGCTTGATGTGAAGCTCGCCATTGTGGTTGCGCTCAATGCTCGCAGGCCACCAAAGTTAGTGCTGATCTGGGCATTTTCCCACGCTGTACGAATCAAGCTGTCACCAGCATTCAGGCCAGACTGTGCGCTTGCCAGTGTTGCTACAGTGAAAGGGTTCATCAGGTAGAAACGCTCAGTGCTTGGATCGATACCAATTGCATCCATCGTTGCGCCAGCACCAGCTACGTCAGACCATGCATCTACCGCAGTGCCGTGAGTACCATAACGCAGGGAAGAGTTCTTCAGCATGAACGATGCAAAGTCTACTTCCAAGTCGGTCACGATACGCCGAGCCATCGGAGCAAGGATATCTTCCAACTGGTCAAGTTGCAGAGCCTCTTCAACATTGCCCCATTCGGTAGCAGCAGTGAAGTAGTTCTGTACAGTACCAGTTGCCTTACCGGCAATGATTGCAGACTTGGTAGAAGAGGAGATGTCACCGCCGGAGGTGCGGATAGTGTTGTAGTCGTGCGGACGCTTGAAGTCCACAGTTGAACCAGATGACGGGTTAAACTTGTCAGCCAGCAGTTGAGTGTTGACTGTCTTGGTGATCACTCGTGATGCTTCAAACGCATCCAGAAACACACGAGCGACCTTACGGGTTACGTTACTATTAAGATTATTACTGGGCATTTTATCACCTATTCAAATGTTGCCCCCTTTGGCCCTTTCGCTTTTGCCTGGATGCCTGATGGCTGAGGTCTGCGAACTGGATCAGGAGCGTTAGTAAACTTTGGTTTCAGGGCAGTAGCCTTCGATTTGATCTCGGTAGCAATCAAGACCGCAGCTCTGGTTGGGTGCATATTTCGCAGGTTGTCCAAAAGACCAATGTTCTGCGAAAGATACTTGGTGATCAGTGGGCCGTGATCATCCTCTAGGATGTACTGCACCAATGAATCCTCAATTCCAAACTGACCTACAATCGATCCTGCTGCCTGAAGTTCCTCTGCTTTGACTCCAAGGCTTTTAGCCCTTTGAGCGTAGCTTTGTACCTTCTCGACCAAAACCTCTTGCTGCTTTTGTGCTGCCTGATGAGCCATCTGCGCCTGCTGGTTTTGCAGCATTTGCATCCGAGCATCATAGGCAGCAGCGGATATCAGTGCCTGCTCCCTATGCATGATCTGCCGCTTGTATTCCTCATCAGAGACAGCAAACGGGTCAGGCAGAGCCGGTACTTGTGGCCGCGACTGAGTAACAGGTCTTTCAACTTCTTCTAAGCGTTTGCGGAGTTGCTCTGCTTCTCGCTCCATCTCTCGGAGCTTGAACGTCTTCTTCCCAATCGCTTCGTCAAAGATGCGTTGCTGTTTCTCAGTGAAGATAGGTTTATCGTGAGTCTCTCCACTATCCGTTGACGATTCGGAATCATCCTCGACATCTTCTTCAATGTCGGCTTGATCTTCAGCCTGGTCAGTTTCAACTGGCTCCTGCACTTCTTCATCAGGAGAGTCATCAAAATCATAGTCCGCTGGTTGCGTCATAAGTTGCCCTTAAAGGTGAGATGCCCAGAAAAGGTCTGGTGGCCTTTATATAATTTAACACTGTTAGTCAAAGATGGCAATCTTTAGCGGTTTTCGCCACTTGTTGCTTTTATTAGCGCACAATCCTAGCAGAGCAAAGATATTCTAATTTATTAATTTCTATGCAATAATGGTTGATTTGGAGGATCAAATATGAATGACCATCAACTCTTAAATAAATACTGGAACACCTTCGGTCACCTTGATCTTGAGCCAGGCGAGATGCTCGATAAAGATGATATTGTCGGGTCTGAAGCCTTTACCGAAAAAGACGCTGATAGATTAATCATTCTCCTCTCAATGTCTTCAGATAGTCTCGAATCCCTTGAAGCCATTGTTCATTAGCCATCTGGTAGTCTTGCGCTGACCCTGCTGTTTGCAGCGACCTATACGGGCTTTGTTTCGTTGCCCTTGCTTGCGCTGGGTCTCTAAACATAACATTCCAAGGAACCATTTCATCAGTAATTGCCAGCCCTTGTCTTGCTGGTATAACAGTATTGTATGACGCATTCATTGATGTATTTCTTTCTAGGTCTCTTGGATCAGTGTATCTGGAAAGCATTGCCCTATACCCAGAAAAACCAACAGGCTGATCACGCAGATTAGGGTCATTGATGGCCGAATAAACATCACTCATTATTGGCGCACCCTGATTTTGCATTTCAACTGAGTCTAATGCGCTAATAAATGCTTTTCTCTTATTGCCTGCTGTCGGGCCTTTTGGCGTATCTGTTGCCAAGTAGCTCATTAACTGTTGTGGACTTTCATACCCAGGCCAGTCTTTAGCAATGCCCTGAGTATCTCCTTTGTCTAGCATGGCTTTCATTTTATTGTTTAGTAGTCGCGCACCATCTTCAGTTAGGCCGCCAACACTATCAATGTATCTCAATGCAACAGCAGATGCAGATTCAGAAAAGTTTGATCCAGGGTGGCCCATGCTCATGTACATTAAGACAGGTTCTTGTCCGGTCTGATCGGCAACCTTGTTAACGTGAAGTTGTTTTGTCCTTGCGGCATCTTCCATGCTCATCCAATTACCCCATCTGTCTAGATGCCTTGGGCCTCCCTCGACAAGATACGGGTCAATATCTACGCCAGCGACTCTTGATACTAAAGCCCTATTACTTCTGTCAGCAGGCAAAGTAATTATTGGCCTTCCTAAAAACTGTTCATAGTTAGCAGATTGTATGAATAGGTCTTCAGGAGTTGTAATAAGACCGCCAAGTAATCTTGCATCTTCTCTGCGCTTGATCACGGGATCATTCTGATATTCTTGAACCCTGCGGTTAAAAGTTCCAGAAGATATTGTTTCTGGCCTCACATTTGGGTCTACCTGCGCCATCAAAGGAGATTCGCTGTACCCCTTTGGGTTTATGGTGTCCATTACAGGAAGTTCTATGCGCTCGCCTGCTCTCGCTGTTTGCACTACATCGCCAAACCCGTCAACAATTCCTCCAGCAGCCCTTCCCGCTTTAACTAATCCACCTGCCAGAGGCAGAACACTGATACCGCCTAACGCCATGCCAAGCAGATCATCATCGCGCCTTGCTCGTTCAAAGTCCCTTACGCCCTGCGCCGTACCGATACCAGGCGCAAACCCCATGCCTATGTCAGCAAGCGTTTCACCTAAGCTCATATCCTGTGGTGTGTCTAATGCCGTAAACCTTCGCGCTCGATCAACCATGCTCATGCTTTGCTGTGCCGGTGCGGAAGGCATCTGACCCTGCTGTGACAGAATGCGATCTCTTGCGCTTGGGAATAAGTTACGCAGTGCTGACTCGGCCATGATTAATACTCCTCTTCCTCTTCTTTTGCTTCCCATGCCTGACACACTCTTAGGTTGTGGCAGACAAACTCAAACTTCTCGCAGTAGCCTCGACCACCGCCATCAGCGTCATATTCATCCTCTGGAACAACTTCCATCATCTCTAGTTTTTCAGGAGAGTTGTTGAAGTATTCGCAGTTGCCACACATCTGTCTGCGAGCCTCTGCTGGCTTTATGCTCCACGCCCTTGCCATCATTCGATAGTAGTCAGTGTTGTCGCTTATTGTTTCTTCTGGGCCAAACTTCCAGTTCTCAATGACGTTGGCACGATTCTCTCGGTTAGTCTTAGCAGTGAATGGCTCTTCCTGCTGGATGATAATGGTCATGCCTTCTAGTGGATTCATATTCGACCTCGGAACGGATTAAGTGCGCTCACTACTTTCATTTGGTTATCAATCTGAATGCCTTCAGTCTGCACAGTTTCCTTCTGTATCTTGGCTCCTGCCTCCTGCGCCTTGATCTGGGTATTCATTCTCTGTGTCTGAGCGTTGAAGGTATCTAACTGGAGTGATGCCTGCTCTGCCTGTAGGTTAGCTTGCATCCTCTGCGCCTCAAGTTGAATCTTGGCGGTATCCAGTTGCAACTTCTGCACCTCGACCTGCGCTCTCATCTGCTCTGCTTGCGCCTTAGCCATCTCTGCCTGAGCCAACAACATAGCTGGGTCTTGCTGCTGACCCTGACCCTGTGCCTGTGCTGCTGCCTGCTGCTGGGCAACCTCTTCCTCGGTCATCTGCGACTGCGGTATCAGACCCTGAGACATCATCTGGAGACGCTTGCGCTCACCAATCTGCGTAGCTGCACTGGTTGGAATAGCGTTGAGCAGGATGTCACCAGCCATGCCAATGATTGACGGATCAACCTTAGCAATCTCAATGATTGTCTCAATGGTTTCCTGCTGTCTATTCCTGAACGATGGGCCAGCCCGACAGGTGACGCTGTATTGACCTTTAGTCAAATCGTTGATGGTAATGATGTCACCAGTCTGGTTATCAATGACTGGCTCATTAAGAACCTTCATCTCTGTTGAGCCGTCCTCATAGAGCAGCCTGACCGTTCTCTGTGCGTCATAGACCTTGGGTATTGCCTTGACCAACAGGTCTCCAGTGGACGCAATAGCAGCCTCCAAAGCCCTAAAATATTTAATCGTGCCGTTGTCGCCCTTGGTCTGTAGACGCTCGATTGCCACGCCTGATTGTAGGCCAGGGTTATCGCCCATGCTTGCAGCAAACATTCCAGCCGTCTGACCAATGATCTGACGCATTGACTCGCTGATCGTGCGTAGGCCAGGGTTCACCAGTGCGCCACCCTGCTGCTGCGGAGAGCCAGGGTTCTCAGGGTCAGGGTTAAAGAACTGCACTGGGTCAGAGTTCGTGTTCAGGGAAGCCAAGGTATCCTCATGGCCTGCCGCCTGTGTCAGCGTCATCCAGTATTTAGCCCTTGGTGCAAGTGCGCCTTCTTCGATCTCTCTGGACAGTGAGTAGTTCAGGACACGTTGCGGGTCTATCAGCTTCTCGACCACGCCCCAATAGATGGTTTTGTTTTCGACAATCTTAAAGTTACCGTAGACAGGGATAATCGGCACTCGGTCAAAGATTGTATCCTGCTTCTCTTCCAGCCAATCAGTCTGGTCAAAGAACCGTGAGCAGACCTTGGTTCTGAAAGCACTGCGCCTCCGCACCTCTTCGATGCCCATTGCCGCCAATTCATCTTTGATCTTCTCAAAGTCATCATCAATGGTGTAGACAGCACCGTTGCTCATTAGAACAAGCTCGGATGCCTCCTGCTCAACGTAGAACAACTGACCCACTACAACTACCTCAGCTTTGTCATAGTAAGCATCGCCATCCCTATCAATTGATACGGATGCCTTGGAGCCTTCTGGGTAACGCTTGGAGTATTCCTGAACTGACATGGCATGAAGCAAGAAAGCGTACTGAGCGTCTGACTTATCTTGCAGGTAGGACGCTGGATCAAACCACACCCTGTCAATAAAGTTGGCAATTGGCTCGATCACCAAATCTTGATCAAACGATTGCGGGTCAGCGTACTTGTGGGAGATCATCCAGCCATCATAGCCAGCAGTAGCCATGCCACGGCCAGCGTTGATGTAGATGTCCTTGGCTCGACTCATGGCTTCAATGTTACGCACTAGACCGTCAATGATCATGGCAGTGTCTTTGCTTGCAGGGCCAGACATTGGGCTAACCTTGATGTCAAAATCGGCCTGCTCGATCTCAGCAGTTACCTGATCGACAATCGGGTTAACCATGTCGAACGTGTACCTTGGCTTTTTAGCATTTTGCGTCCACCAGTAGGGTTCCCACTGTCCGTCACGTTTATCGCAGAACAGGTGCGCCTCTCTGGCCTTCTCACGGTTATCGTGATCAGCCTCCTGAGCCGCTGTCATCAGGTTCAGAACCGTCTGGTGGCTGGTGTAGTCAACCATGTATTCGCCGTTATCATTCGTATCTGCCATCATGCCCACCCTTTAAATTTGATCTGCTTGACCGCTTCCAACTTTGGCTTAGGTCTAAACATCGACATCATTAGCGCATCACCCATGTTAGGAGACGGTATCTCGTATGGCTTCTTAGCCATCTCGATCTTACTCATAATCTGTATCTTACCAGTATTTGTACGTTTTAGCGGTATCCGACACACTTCTGAGCGTAGCTGATCGAGTTTCTCAATGCCTGATGACAGTGAGATCATCTGATCTGGGTTGATGTACTCACCCTTGCTGACAGCCCTGTGCGTTGCCTCAAACCTGTCACGCAGCCTCCAGTAGTACTGTGCGCGTTTGTTGGCAAAGGTCTCGCGGTTGCTCTTGGCTCTCTGACTTCCACCATCGGAATACGGTTGGTCAGCGTCCTCTGGTGACTCTGAACCCTTGTACATGACGTAATCGATCTTCTTGTTTTCCAGTGCTGCATCAACCTGTCGTTTGAGCGACACGCCTAGGCCATCACAGTCCCAGACAAAGTAATCAGCCCTGTCGCGCAGTGCTAGGTCTAAAGCCCAGTCCATGCCCTCTGCTGACTCGCCTGTGACCAT